CAGCGCAGATCCAGCAGGACCATCATAGTCGACGATCTCGCCTTCATTACGAAAGCCATTGTTGACAAAGCAAGGTGCGGTGACGCGGTATTTAGGCATGTGTAATTCTCCTTATTAGATTACGGTGAAGCCAGATGCATAGAACTTCTTGCCGTCCTGAACATCCATAACGATGTCCGCAACAACCTTACCAGCAGTGTTAGTGCCAGACACGGTGTAGCGAGCGCCCAAGTAACGCTTACCAAGCGATGCGATTTGCGGATTCAAACGCACGGCAACATTCTTGCCAAGAGTCAGATCAGCAGTCACGATCGCGCCAGAAGCGCCGATCACCACGACATTGCTCGACAGAGCGGCGTTGTCAGCGATGATGATTTCGAAGTTGGTAGAAGTACCACCTGCGAAAGCCTCGGTCATTGCGAAGTTCATGTAAAGGTCGCCACCTTCGCCCATGTCGCGAGCAACAGACAGGTCGATCGTATCGGTCGACACAGCGGTTGTGGTCACGGCTTGGTCAGTAGAGACGCGGAGCAGTTTATCGGTAATCATGATGTGTTCCTTTCAGAGTTAAATTGACCAATTAGGAAATGGCCGCTTCGGTGTTGAGGATAGCGTCAACGCGACGGAGCGGAACTCCGAGGAACGACAGCCAAGAGTAAGGCATACCGAACTGGCTCAGACCTTCATTGATCTTCAAGACATACTGGCTCTTGTCCAAAGCCGCAATCGACAGACCAGAGTGAACAGTGCGGTTCATGTAGAACGCGGCACGGCCCATAGCCATGTTAGGAATGCGGTACAAAGAGCGAGCCATCAACTTGATGATCGCGGTTGCGGCAGTAGGTGCTTGCGTGCCAGTCTGGGCAATCAAGTCGCTCACATCGATGTTGGCGATGCGAACCACATAACGCCAGTCTTTCACAACAAGACCGTTCTTCCACTGGTAGCGAGTTGCCAAAGCCTGCATGCGAGTGCCGTCACTGTTGTAAACGGTTTGCTCACCGAGGTCTTCGTGAATCAAGCCAGCCTTCGAACCTTTAGGGAACGGGCAGTACACAGTGTTGTCACCCCACACGACCAAGTAGATCGATGTGTTGTCAGAACCAGAACCACCGGCCTTCAGAATGTTCTGACCGTTGGCGGCAGTGCTGTCGCTGTAGCGAGCGGCAAGGCCGAGGAACTGCTTGGGATCAACACCAGGGTTGCCGTAGAACAAAGTCGTGGCTTGAGTCTGGTTCATTGCTTCCAAGAATGCAGTGTCTTCAGACAGGCGGAATTGAGCGGTGTTGCCGTTCAACATTGCCAAGTCTTTGTCCACTTCAGAGCGGGCTTCCAAGATGCCGCAAGCCTCGTCCACTTGTGCAGTGGTCGATTTGCTCGATGGGATACCTTGGTTCAGGGCACGCCAGTAAACAGTAGGCAAGCCAGTACGGATTACCACGCGCTCGCCGGTAGGCAGGTTGCCTTCCTTGAACACGCAGTCTTCCAAGATTTCGTTGCTCTGCGAAAGCAGTTCTGCAACGACGGGAACTCGACCGTCCGGGTCGACGCGTTTGGCCCAATCGGCCAGGGTGAGAGAGTTGTTCGACAAAGTAGCCATGATGGACTCCTATTTAAGATTGCTGATTTGAATAAAGCGCTGATGCCAAGTCGTTGAAACCCTTGGGGCCAGATTTCTGACCACCTCGAGTGCCGCCAACAAAGCGATCCTCACTGATTGCTTTTCCTGCCCGATACATCATGCGGATCATCTCCGGATGATTGCCCAGGCCGGACTCGTTTAACAACTTGCGCAGTTCTGGCGTGCCAAATGAGTCGAGTGCTTTCTTCGCTACGACCAGGTTATCGTTGAGTTTGTCACCCCCGAATTCCTTGTCGGTGCGAGCAGATTCGGCCCACTCATTACGAGCAGTTTCCAGTGCTTGCATCTGACGCTCCAAGATCTTTGGTGCGACTTTGTCCAGCACTTTTTGCGCGGCGTCTTGCGGCAGATCCAATTCCTTGGCGATTTCCGAGAATGACTTGAGCACCTCGGGGTCGAACTCGCGGCCTTCTCCGGCTTTGAATTCGTACACTTCCGGTGCTTTGGCCTGGGCCTTGTCACCGTTCTGATCACCTTCGGTATTGCCAGTCTTCTGGCCATCCTGGCCAGCCTGCTGGTTCTGCGTACCGTCAGCCTGTTGCTGTGATGCCTGTTGCTCACCACCCGTCGGTTGTGTGCTCGAGGCGTCTTGCGATGCGGGCGTGCCTTCAGTGGTCGTTGCGGCTTGATCCGTCATCAGCGATTCTGTCATTGGATTGCTCCTTTACCATTTGTGGATATAACTCAGGGCACAGAGAGTGAATCATCGCAAGCATGCGATTGCCGAAGTTCCTGTTACCTTCTGCAAATGCCATTTGCATCGAGTTGGTGTTGAACGACAGCCGGAACACGCCGGATTGATCCATAAGGCGCCACACTACACGACGCCCCCTCTTGCTACCCATGAGCCACTTGATGTCCGCCTCCTCGTTTTCGCGGGCTAGTTTTTCGCGCATGTCCTTGTCGGACTTTGCACGCTCTTGCCCACGCAAATCGATCGGGTCAAATTCTTTGCTCATGGCGCCAATCTAACTACTGCACATTTGGATACGGGTACCCTCATGCCGCTACTTCACTGACGGTCAGCAACAAAGATGGTGCCGCTGGTTTGGCAGGTGAGGTTTCTGCGGCATGGTAGGCAATGGTGATGCCTGCGTTGTCCCTCGCCCAGACGATCTGGACATAGTCTCCTGCGTCCATATCGATGAAAAAGTTTTGGCTTGGAATGATGGTTCCGGCTTGGCCACCGTGACTGCTTGGCACGGAATACTTGAACCGGCTGTTTGGGATGTCGACGCCATTCTTCCGGCCCCACAATTCGAAGTAGTGATCCTGGCTGTCTGTGTTGTGCAAATGCACAGACAGTTGCCAGTTAAAGAGGCCAGCGCGATCGGCATAAATCTTCGATGTGTCGACTACTCGAACGCCTTGCTCGATACCGGCTGTGTTGAACGACATTGCGGACCCACTGGTGTTGCCGGTCTGGTTGGTCGTGTCCAAGAACAGGCCATAGTACGGGGCACGCTGGAAGTAGAACTCAGACCCGTCAGGATCTTTGACCCCGACGATGTCGCCGGTAGTCTCGTCATACAGCCAGGGGGCGCCCTGGTACTTTTGGCGTGCGCTCATTTCTTGTCCTTGTCTTTGCCGTACAGCTTCTCAGCCGCAGACTCTTTGAAGTCCTTGCGAGTTGGCGCACCCTCTTCGCCAGGCTTGCGCATGCGCTCACCTGAACCCGCCTCGATGCGCTTACGCTTGGCGTGGATGTTGGCCCACAAGCCTGGTCCTGGCATGATTACTCGCCTGAACCGTAGAGCATGGTGGATGCTTCAGCGTTGCGCTGTTGCTGGTTGCCTTGGATCTCCATGTCGGTAATCTGCAACTCGATGCCCATGTCTTCGCCTTCGCCTTGTGTCTCGTATGCACGAGTCATCTTGACATAGGCCTTGGCCATGATGGTCATCTCGGTGCCAACCTTCGGCAATGCGGTGATGCCCAGCTTTTCGAGTTCGTCTTTGCCCAGGCTGATGCATAGGCCGTACGGGTAACGCGGCTCGTCTGCTTCGTATTCGCCTGGCATCTCTTCGCGCTCGGCGGGCTTTTGCATGTTGATCATTGGCATGGCTATTCCTTTCAGGGTGTGTTGTATCCGGAGAACATATCGATCACATTGGTCAGTGCGCTTGGCTCTGTCGTCTGTGTCTGTGAAAGATCCTTGGCGATCAGCGCTTGCTGATGCATTGCGGCTTGTTGCTCTTTGGCCGCGAGTGCTTCATTGCGTGCGCCACGAATCATTGCGACTTGCTCGCCGCCCACCAGGATGTTGGGGTCGACGCCCAGCATGTCGGCATAGGCATCGGCCCATGCGTCGCTGTTGAACTTGTCCAGCACCTCTGGCTTCATGTTGGCCACGACGCCCAGGTTGCCGACGAATCGGTCAACGCTGTTAGTGCCAATAGCACGCTGTGCCTGCGCCAGCATCGAGACAAACTCGACCGACAACTCCATGCCTTGCAACTCTGGAGGCGGTGGCAATAGCACACCAGCCTCGACCATGCGGGTGAATGTCATGTCGATCAATGGAGACAGCAACTCGTTGTGCAAACGCTCGAGCACTGGGCCAAGCATGAGCAGTTTTTCTTCGTGACGCTCGGCCACTTCGGTTGCTGTCATGCGTGTGTCGGTTGCGTTGGCCAGCATCAAGAACAAGTCAGCATAGAACGCACCACGAACGCGGTCGCGGCAGTCTTGGATGTCGTTGAGCAGGTACTGCAAGTTGAGGTTGACTTCAAACGCAGAGCGAATGCCACCGGTTGGTGAGTTGGCATCGACAAACGAGACGCCGCCAGGCAGTGTTTCTACATCGCGGTTCTTCATCGAGGTCGGCACCTGGAGCGGTGGTTTGACCTGGTAGTCGATCGCTTGTGCTTTGCGCAGTTGCTCGTGTTGCAATTGCTTGATGTCGCCCAATGCTTCCATGCCAGGGCTGTTGCCGTAGATGTCACCACCAGCAGTGGCCCAGCGTGGAGCAAGTGCCGGGAACATCTTGAAGC